AAAGAGCAGTCATGGATTCTACTAGATTTATCTGGAATTCACCAATTGCAACATCAGCAAATGCCTTCCGCATTGCTTGGCCAGTTTTTGTAAGGATTGGCCCACCCTTTTTAAACTCTACAAAAAGTTTGCGCGTGTCTTCGTCTAATCCAGAAAGGTATCCAGCAAACTCTTTGCCAAACTTTGCACCCAAGCTAAGTTGGTCCATTCCCCTAAATACTGTTATTTCCTTGTTGCCCCCAAGAACACGAAGCAGTTCTTTAAAACCACCAGTAGCATCAATCGTATGGTTTCTTAACTGCTTTAGTTTATTAAGAATGTTTTCAACTGGGTCTGACTCGTTCCCGCTAGGGTCTTGTTGGGACGATCCGGTTTCTCCATCTTCCGTTTTGTTAAGTCGGTTCGCGACATCATTAGCTGCTGCTTTGGCTCTTATCTCTTGCTCGAATCCTGGGCTCATCGCCATAGACTGACCATATGCAGCCCTTGCTTGTGCGTCTAGGCCGAGGCTATCAAAGTATCTGCTAATCGAGTCAAAATCTCCAGTTGCCACAAAATCAACAAACACTTGTGCTGAGCCAGTCATGCCCACGCCGAAAATGGTATCCCAATTGTCAATAATTGCCTGAAGGTTTGGATCTTTCAAGTCTTTATTAAATTCCACCAAGAATTCTTGAGTAACCGTATCTGGCATGTCTTTTATGAGATTGACCATTCTCGTGACATCTTCTAATGTATTTTTATTATCTGTGGTTTCTAGATTTACTCTAAACCCATACTCAGTAGCCATGTTAGCTACTTGAGCTAGGGCTTCCATTCTCTGGTCAAAGTCTTCAGTTGAGCTTATTCCTGCAAAAATATCGATTTGTCTGCTTATTCCATCTTCGCTCATACCAGTTTTTACTAACAAGTCTAGAAGCTGGCCCCCCTGAGCGGCCCCCTTCATGTCGACAATTGCATCAAACCTGTATTTTACTCTGGGGTTTTTATCCACTATATCAAGAAGCTTTTGAACACCATCCATGCTCAGCTCTCCAGAGGCAAACTGCAATTGAATCTGAGTTTTAAAGCTAGAGTCTTCTAAGGCATTAAGATTCTTAACTGCATTTTCTGCAAGTATTTTCATCGGGTCGTCATCTTCAAACTGAGAAAGCACTGAAGCTTTTATGGCTTTGTCAAACACTCCAGGATCTAGGGTGTCCTTCATTGCAACTATCTGATCCATAGATGTCGCATTTCTTGCATTAAGTGTAGCTAAGTCTGAATCTCTCTTCGCATAGAGTGCTTCTAGATCTTTTTCTAAAGCTAGCTTTCTTTCTGCATCCCTGGTTTGAGCAACTTGTTCTTCTTTTTGCTTTATTTGAGTCGAGTATTGCTTGGTCAGGGAGTCTAGAAGCTGCTGATTTTGCTGTATCTGATTTACTCCAACCTGAATGCTGGCGGACTGAAGCTTTGCAGACTCCTTGTTTTTTTCAATAATAAACTCTAAGTCATTATTTCCAACAATTCCAGCATTTTCTTCTGAGGTCAGGTCTTCGAGTAGCCAATCCATTGGATTCTCTGCTCCGGTATCGGCGAAGAAGTTGCTTGCCCCTGCCATGAGGCTTTCAAATCCTGCCGCAAAGCCATCCAATCCGCCTTGGGCAAAACGCAAGTCTCTTTCTGTTCTGGCCTTAATCCTTTTTTCTGAAATCTTATCCTTGACGTCGTTTGCCAAAGTCTCTTGGTCTGCAGCTAGTGCTACAAAGTCAGATAGACTCGACATAGACTCTTCTTGAATGGCAACCATTACCTTCAGGGGGTCCTTGGTTAGGTCTTCCCCGTTTGGGCCAGTAAGCTCTACCAGGGATCCAACCAGGCTCGCAGAGAAATTATAATCGTTCAGCTCAGTGCCGATTGCTGCAGCAATACTGTATGCCTCTCCAGAGCTTATGAGACCCTGAGCCATCATCATAGCTAGCTGTCTTCCAGACGCCTCTGCAGACTCTTGCTTGCCCATTCCAGAAGAAGTCATTGTACCTATGTCTGATAGAAGCCCCTTGCCTCCATCAGACTGCAGGAACGTCATCCCAAACTTTCTAGTCTTTTCGCTTTCTCCGGAAAGCTGATTTACCTCAGTTGCTCTGCGCTCCTCCGTGGCTGACACCTTGCCAGTAGACTCAGCAAAAGCTATAAGCTTGTCGGTGGACAAAGTCAAGGCATTACCAAGAGCCTCACCTTCTTTTCTAGACTTCTCTATCATCTCGTTCCACTTGTACAAGCCAAAAGCAACTCCACCAATTATTAATGCAAGTGCTGCTAGAGGCAAAGAAAGTGCCATAAGGATTGGAGCAATTGCTGAAAGAGCAAATAGGGCTGGCATTATTTTTTGTGCAATTTCCCCAACCTTACCCTCCACGCCAGAAGCCATTCCTGACACCATAGAAGCTGTCCCCAAAATACCCAAAGCTTTTCCTGCACGAGACTGACGTTTCTGAGCTCTATCTTGAGCAATAAGTTTTTTGTCTTCTCGATTTTGCTGCTTTTGATTCATTGCTTTTTTGTTTTGAAGGTCCTTCTCTTCTTGAATAATTTGTCTTCTAGTTTTTAGAGATCCGTCCTCATTACGAATATTGGTAGCTTCTTCATCATTGAGAATACCATCCTCGATATTGATAGATTTTTCTTGGTTAAGCTGAGCTCCGTTTACTGCTTGAATACTTTGCTGCTGAGCTAAAAGCTCCCTCTTGCTCCTATCGAGCTGAGTCTCCCCCCCTATGTCCTCTGCGGGACCTATGCCATTATTGGCATTAAAGGCGTCTCTAAGATTTGTGCCCATAGCTGTTTTGCCAAAGGCTCCATCTCCCATAACTTGGTTTTCAAGGAATCCTTCTGTCTTTTTAAAGAACTTCTTTCCAATGGATGCCCCCCTAGCTTTATCCTGATTAACAATTGGAGGTGGCTTAGGAGCATCTAATCCTGGAATTGATGGTGGCTTTGGAACAGATGAAGTTGGAAGAGTTTCGCCGGAAGACTCTCTGTATCCCTCTTGAACACCGTCAAGTATTCCACGAACAAGGTTCTTTCCCCGCTCGAACATTTCACGAGATGGGGAGCGCATATCTCCCTCTTCGTCTGCACCTTGCTTTGCTCCAGCAACAAGGTTAGTTCCGATTTCGTCTCCAACATTAAAAGCTTTTTGAGCCAGCTCTGGATCTTTTTCTTCCAACGCTCTTCTAGAAGAATTAACTATTTCGCTCTTCTTTTGATCTACTGCAGCGAATGCTGGATCTCTTTCATCTACGTATGCTCTATAGTCTGTTTGATTTTGAATATCGACATTTTCGTAGCCAGCATCAAGCATCTGATTCTTCATCATGTAAGAGTTTTCATCTGCTTTTGTTCTAAATTTTCCAGCAGAAAGCTCTGGATTTGTCGAGACTTCCTTTGTAACGGCTGCGAATTGAGATCTTTCTGATTCTGACAATGCTGAGTTTTGCAAAATTGTATCACGAAGGCTCGTTATGTTTAGCCCCAGACTTTTGGCTGCTGCCTCAAAGATTTGCATTTGACGTCCATCTTCGCCGCCCCTAGACATAACATCAATCTGGTTATTTTCCATCCTAGAATCTAGGTCTGTTGCTCCAGTTGCCCAAGCAAGCGGATCGGACTTCATTGCGCCCATCTTGCCGCGATGAGATTGCTCAACCCCAGTTTTGCTAGGGTCACTAGGATCATACCCAGTTATGTCAATTGCCTTTTTAGGGCTGATGCCCTTGGATATAGCATGTTCATACTGCCCTTGAGCTTGTCCGCTTGCCAAGTCAAAAGGTCTTTTAAGGTTTGGATCGTTTGCAACCTGCCTTGGAATGCTTGGAACGGATCCTGGCTTTCCTTGAACCTTTTCTGCGGCCTTTTCGTTTCCAGCTCTTGCTAGAGTTGGTTTTGGACCCATGCCAGTTTCAGCTTCATTAATTATTGCAAGTTTTGATCTAAAGTCTCCCAAACCAGTTTTTACAGACTTTTCTATCAAAGACAAAGTTTGAGACACAACCCTTGCAGCATCCTGCCCAGTTGCTGCGAATGTCGATGCCTCTTTCTGAATTATTGCTGCAGCAGAAGCCGTGGTATTAAGATTAAACTTTTTCTCTCCCACATCGATGCCAAGTCCAGGAGTTCCTCCACGAAATCCAGGGATATTTCCAGAAATCATTTGCTGAATAAATCCACGATATTTCTGTGCCTTCTTTGCAGGGATTACAGCTTCACCTGGAGATAGCATAGCTGGTATGACGTCGCCCTTGCCCTTTGGTCCAGGGACGCTCAAAACGCCATCTGAATAGGCAGCCATCGGCTTCGTAGTCTGCCTTGGCTTACTTACCTTAACAGCGGAGTGCATTGTGTGTAATCGAGACCAGTCTACATTAAGGCCCTCTTCAAGTCTCCTAATCATTCCATTATAAACATCTATGTCTTTTGTATCTGTCAGACCAAAGCTAGCGACTGTCTGGCGAAGCTTGGGTAGTACCCTCTGAATCTCCCTAATCATGCTCTGATGGTATTGTTGGCCGCCCATGTCGCCCATTAGTCCAACAGTTGACTCTGCGAATGCCCGCTTTGCTCCGCCCTTAACGCCAAGAAGGTTTACAGTTGCCTGATCTTCCATAGAGGGTAGGTCGGAAGAATAGTCCCTAACACCAGATGCACGACTGAAGACTCCAGCTGGGCCAACGTCGGCTACTACATCACCGAACATGTTTCCAGCAGCCAAGTCTTTGTCTGCTCTAAGAAGTGATGCTGTGAGTTGCCTAAAGTATTGTTCTTTATTAAATACAGCCTTTTCGTCGTTATTTACAAACTGCGGATTCAGGTCTGACTCTAGAGCTAAGAACTTTCTCTTTCTTTTCATGTCTGTGGGGTCACGCATAACAACTATTCGTTGCTCAGGAGCTTTTAGGTCATGGGCCATCCTTGCAATCTGAGTGCCCCTCTGTTCAGCAAGTGCGGATTTTTCGTCTCTAACTGGCTTTACGAAAACTTTTTTACCAGATGGAGATAGGTAAACTCCACCTAATCCAAAAATTGGAAAGCTGTGACCAGTTGTCTTAGCTAACTGATGGCCATACTCAGTTGGTGCAACATTTTTATATTTGCTATTAGCAACATTCTGGAAAATTTCTTTGCCAGCTTCTCTGTCTTTTATAACTGACTTAGAAGACTTTGGCATACCAATAAAACCACCCTTGAAGAATCCAGGTACCCCACCCGAAATCATTTGCTGAATAAATCCTCGATACTTATCAGCCTGTTTTGCTGGTATAACTGCTTCACCTGGAGATAGCATAGCTGGTACAACATCTCCCTTACCCTTTGGTCCAGGAACGCTCAAAACTCCAGATGCGTACTTCTTAGTTTGAGTTGGTGCAGCTCCAGGTCTAATTCTAGACTGAGCACTAACACCAGAAAAGGCAGACATTGCAGATGTGGCATTTCGATAAGAATTGATCAGGCCATCTAGTGCAATTTTTTCAGATGTGAAGGTTGAAGCTAGCTGGCTGTGTGCGTGACCAAGCGATGTAGCAGACGCTGTAGCTTCAAGCTGTTCTTGTGTCATATAGGTTGTCATCTGATTTAACCCAGTGCCAGCTCCAGCTAGCTTACCAAATAAAATTCTTACAAAGTTAGCGCCCTTGATAAAGTTTGCAATACCATTGGCTATCAGACCAAAGCTCATAAGAGCAACGGGGGCTATGAGTCCGAGAGCTGTTATTACATTTGTAACAAAAGCCTTCGCCCCATCATCCATGTTATTAAAGCTTTTCAGCACCTTTGTACCGAAATCAATCAGCGGTGAGAGAACCTTTATAAATTCTGCACCTAGAGGTGCTAGTGCTGCCTGTAGCTGCTCTATTTGCTTTTGCAGCTTAAACGCTGGAGAATCCTCTACGGCCTTTAGCTCTCTATTTGCAACGACCTGCAGCTCTGCGGCAGAAGCTGTAGTTAGCTTTAGTATTTTACTGGCCTGACTACCATCCCTTACGATATTGGAAAACAAAGTGGACATCCTAGCAAACTGGAACTTTCCAAAGAGTGCCTCGATTGATCTTGCTCGGCTCAATGGGTCTAGCGCATTTAGTGCATACGCAAGGGTATCGATAGTACCCATCAAGTTTCCAGCATTTTCGTTTACAATGCCGAGAACGTCAATCCCAAAGCTTCCTAGTGTTTCCTTTGCATTACGACTAGGGGCAATAAGCCTACCTAAGCTAGACTTTAGTGCATTACCAGCTTGGCTGGCGTTAATTCCACCTTCACGCATTGCAGTTAGCAAAACGGCGAGGTCCTCTACATCTCCACCCAACTGCTTTACAACAGAACCAGAGAGAGGTATTGCTGTGTTGAAATCTTCAATAGATAGAATTGTTTGGTTTTCTGCTGCATTAAGAAAGTTTATTTTGTTAGCCAGATCTTCAACTTCAATTCCAAAAGCATTGGTTAACGATATCGTAGTATCTAGTGCGTCCATCTGTTCCATGCCGCCCAGCACAGAAAGCCTTGTGGCCTGAACAACTTGCTGCTCTAGTGCTGCTCCAGCGTTACCCATCTGCGCAACCTTGGCAGCAAGATCAATGGTTTTCTCGACTGCGATTCCGTACTTGGTAAACTCGTTTGCTAGCTCACGAACGTTCTGCAAAGCCTTTTCAGTCTCAGAACTGGAGTTAAACATTCCTCCATAAACTCTTCGGAATTTTACAGCTTGCTCTTCAATCTTTCTAAACTCTTTTATAGCCATAGATCCCATGAGTGCAAGCGGAATTGTAAAGCCAACCATAAGCTGACGACCAGCCCACTGAGTATTTTTACCAAAGTTTAGAAGATTTGTAGACCCCTGCTTAATAAGCTGATTAAATAGTTGCTGCTTCTGTGCAGTCATTGCAACCTGTGTACCCAGGTTTTGCATGTCTAGACGAAGAGGTCTGACCTTAATGGCCTCAAGTGCCCCGTTGGCATCTCTTCCCATACGGATATACTGCGTCTGTAAAGTCTTTACTCTTTCGCGGGCAACAGTTTCAATTGTATTAAATTCATTTTTAAATAGCTTGCCAAAAGTTTTTGTAGAGCCACCTGCGAACTTAAAATACTGCCCCATGGACAGCTTATTACGCTCAAGTGCGCTCGTGAATGACTGCGAGGCGTCATTGACTGTTGTTAAAGATGCAGAAAATTTCTGCGTAGAATTTACAGAATTTAAAAGATTTCTAGAAAGATTATTTGAGATTGCCTGATTTGCGGCATTTCCAGAATTTCTAAGGGAGTCGTGAAAAGCCGATATCTGTCTCTGTAGACTCTTGATTTGCGCTAAAGCATTTCCAGTGTCTACATTGATTCTTAAGTTTGACTGGATATCAGCCATTCACTAGCACCTCTTATTAATTATCGTGCAAAATTGCTTGCTACAGAAGTGTCTGAAAGTTTAATTCCAGAAGCCTCTTCTACAATTTTGTATACTGTTGGAAGATCTAGGTTATCCTCTAGGGCACCTAAGTCTTCCGCTAGCTCTGGCTTGTACTGTTGCATTGCAATCTGTACACACCCCATAAGCAAATCCATTGACTTATCGTTATCTTCCGCCACCGCTGCAATTCCCTCAAACTTTTTCATAAAGCTACGAAGTAGTGATATCTTGAGTGGACGAACTTCAATCTTTGTTCCATCGATGAGTACAAGTGTATTCTTTTCGTTGACTGTTGTCGCCATTGTTTCCTCTCGTTCGCCCATAGTTAGGCTAGAACCATTATATCACAAAGAGCTATTTTTTTGTAAGGTCTTGGTAGCTTAGCCCCATTCCTATGCCAAAGCCTGCCTTCTGAGCATTTGCACCCTGCAGGGCGACTACGTCACTAGCATTGGATGCCTGCCCCTTACTAAAGACTCTGGCCTTCATCTCTTCCCACTCATTCTTTTTGCCGCTTTGCTTATCTAGGTCTACGCCCTGAATGGCAGCTAAAAACTTTTTTTCTTGATAATCCAAATCTCTTTTTGAATTTAGAGTTGCTAGTATCTCGGGCATGGATAGAGAAGATTCTAGCTCTTCGTAGTCTTTCCAGATACCAAGCAAAAACACTTCAGACTCTAGGCCTGCTAAGTCTAACTTTTCCCAGGTTGAGCCACTCTCCGTAGCCTGGTCCTTGACTGGCTCTCTTGATTTGCTATTAACCTTTATCCCTGCTGCTATGTCTAATATTTTATAAATTGTTGGAAGATCTACGTTGTCCTCAAGGTCTTCTATAGTTTTTATTGATGGCCAGTATTGCTGCATGGCTACCCTGGCACATTCTGCTAATGCAGCAATGGAGTCCTCGTCTCCTTTGGCTTTTTTGACATCTTCAAACTTTTCCATAAACTGTCTTAAAAATTTAATTTTTAGTGGAGTAATGTATATGATGTTTCCATCAATTAGCTCTATGAATCCTGATTCGTATATTGTGGTTGCCATTGTTCTATTATAGCAAAAAAGCTGCCCCAGCAAGTTAATGCTGAGGCAGCTTATATTAAATTATATTTACTTATTATGCAGCTGGGATTGTGCGATCTACGATCTTTCCATATGACGCTGCGTCATTTGGTAGAAGGCGGAATGACACCTCGTACATTGTTGGTTCGTCACGCTTTGCGGAAACTGTAACATTCTCAATTGAGAGTGCACGGTATGCAACATAGATGCGCTCTAGCTCATCTCCAATTGCACAGTCTCCAGTTCCTGGTCCAACGGCAACCATTCCACGCTCGACTGGGCACTCACCGATATCGCCTGCGGACAGGTTTAGGGTTGGGTTTCCAGCTGTGACGGTTAGGTCGGAGTCACTGCCTGCAAGAGAGAACAGCAGATTCTCCAGAGTTGCCTCTGCGAATGCTGTGTTCAAGTTTACCTGCATGCCTTGCTTGAATAGTTTAGCAACGTCTAGTAGCTGATCAACCTGGACTTCACCGAAGTCAGGCTGGAAGACTATTTCTAGACCGTTCATAGTATATCCAACATTACGGTAGTCCGCATCGTCAGAAAGCGTAGTCTTAAAAGATACGTTATCTTCGTATGCTGGCAAGTCTGCCTCGGTTAGCTCGGAAGCTCCCGCGGCAGGCTCGTACGTAAATAGTGCTGCTGCACCAACAATGATGTTAGCACTCGAGCCACGTGTATATGCCATAGTATGTAACCTCTTTTTCCTTATAATAGATTAAAGGGGTGTTTGTTTCCTCGCTTAAATTATACCATCCTTTTGGTGATGTAAATCATTATCAGATATAATTTTAACTAGTACTCTTGCTTGGGCCAGACTCGTGCCAATCATAATCTATAATTATCTTGTTACCAGCATAGGTTCTGGCTGTTCCAAAGTCTACGATGTCTCTAGTCTCTTCAAGCTGAAATATTCTGGTTTCGTGAAAGTAGGGCAAGTAAAAATCTGTTCCAGAAAATGTAACAATGTCTTTCTTGACTTGCTGACCTGTAACTATGTCTGTTTCTGTAAGAGTCTTCCCACCCTGAGATACCCAAAGACCTGCTATCCAACTATTAAGATCCTTGGCGGAGTCATCTCCCCTATCGAGCAGGTCTTGAACCCTTTGAGAAGTTTCAATCAATGCAACGGGATCTCCCGATGTCTTGTAGAAGTAGTATAGTAACTGCTCGCACTTTATGTATGGGAATGGAGTCCTTCTTAGCTTGAACATCCTATCATATACCGCAAAAACGTCGTTGGCCGCTTCTGGAAATGTTTCTGTCAGCTGCTCTAGGTCTGTAGGCAGTGTTGGAAAAAAGTTTAAGGGTGAAGAAAATCTGTTGGGTAGAGATGGAGGAATCTTGTCTGATAAGTACTCGTTAATAAATACTGGTGGAAAGTGAATTGCCATATTAATTTACCGTCGCATTCGCTATCCATCGGTATCCAGCCTCGATACCCTTTGACTTACCATATCTGACACCAGCGGGGGCATTCTTACTGAACAGTGTGGTGTCCTTAAGCCTAGACTCTATTCCACTCGATCTCAGAAAAGCCTGAGAAAAGTAGTTTTCAAAAAACAAATCAAACACCTTCTTGAATGAACCAGTCGTTTCAGTACCTCCTGGATTTGCAATAGATATTGGTTTTTGCGTGAACACGGTCTGATTGTCGTCATCGAAGACTAGGGGAGCTGATTTTTTTGGCACTATTCTTACTGGAATGCCTTGCTCCATAATTCTGGCCTTGTCGTAAAATGGAACCCTGGATCCAAGCTTTATTGATGTAGATTGAGAAAATGTAGATCTAAACGACAATCCTATTCCGCTAACTGTATAATTAATGTCGAATAGTCTTGAATCTGGACTCCCAGTTCTATACCACTCATAGACGTGGCTTAGCGTATCGGGGCTAACCCTTGCATTAGAGTCAATGAATTGTTTGAGGGAGTTTACTGCAGATTCCCCAAGCTTATCCATAAAGATTTTTTTACCACTATCCGCACCCTCTAAAAAGCCAATGGCGTAATTCATGAAATTGTTCAAATCTTTAATTGTTTGAGTTCCATCTACTCTTGCTTTTATCATAGATCCACCGATTGATTCTCTGATCTACGAAGAATAACCTTGTAATATTCTACGGCACCGAACGGTCCAGTGTATGGCTCCGTAGTCGCCACTTCAAACATTGTAGACTTTCCAGATCTAGGTCCAGAGGTTTCAGTATAAATATGATTACAGTTCTTGTCTCTTATGTTAGTTACGATTATGTTTGTAATGGCTTTACGCTCAGATCGTTCTGTAAACCTAATGTCTTCCTTCAGCCTGCCAATTAAAATTTTGTCTTGTGTAATAGCAACACTGGGCTTTACTTCCTCTTTAAAGGCTGTGCCAGCAGAAGATAGGCTACATATTAGCATCCTGTCTAACGTCCAAACTTTATTAATATTTCCATATGCGCTCTGCTCCACTATGGGGTAGTACACATCTGCAACAAGGGGAAACATAAAATCATTGGTGTTACAGTCCATACTACAGAACTCCTAGATGCCTAATTGATTTAGCATACTTGGACAAAATTTTGTCTACAAGAATATTTCCGGTGCCCTCAAAAACTTTGTTATCAAACTTAATCTTAAACTGATCTGTATTGTAGTCAGCGATATATCGCTTGTAGTAGTCCAGCTTGCCGCACGAAATGTCTTCGATCAAAAGCTCTGTAGCGCGAACGATATCATTTGGAACCCTCTTATATCCATGTTCTACAACAAGAGTATAGTCAAATGTTTTGGGAAATCCCTTATATACATACTTAAGATCAATCATATCAGATGAGGCCGCTGGTAAATAATTTGAAGCTCCCTCACGCCTATTAATTATGTCTGGATAAACTTCAACTATTGATGTCTTATCGTCAGACAATCCGTATGCCTTTTCGTAAAGCTCTTCGTTCTCAGCGTCATAAACAAGCACGTTGTTTTCATATATTCTTGATAACTTCTTGGCATCTACCCAAAGCGGTATGTAGTCTGCACCAAGTCCGGTAGTCTGGATTATTCTCTTCTGATAATAGAATCCCTCTATTACGACAGAGTCAATAATTGCTCTTGCAAGCTCTTCGTTTTTTGCGTAGTCTGTGATTTCTGATGCAGTCGCACCCTTAGTCTTTGGGTCTACGTATGGACGAACAACGTCAAAGAAGTGCTCTTCGTCATCTATCAAAACTAAGTATTGAGTATCGTATTTTGACTCGAGGGTAATAGAAACAATGGAATTCGAGTTTGAGCTTCTTGTACCAGAGATAGTTGAGTTATCCGACATATCAGTAATTGTGTATTCGTAAGGAGTCGTGGGTTCAGATACAGCCACATCTACCGACAAATTATATGGAGGAGTCCTCAATACTTCCATTACTGGCCTTCAAAACTTTCTGCCACTTCTTCTGGAGTAGCTTCACGAACGTGACTTCTCGTTAGCCACTGTTCTGCTTGCTCGGGGGTTACGATATTGTACCCTTTACCCAAAGCGCCTACACCTAGCCAGTTCACGTTCTTAGTTGACAGTATTGCAACTTTTTTTATTTTAGGTTTTGGTTCTGACTTCTTTGAACTCTTTGGCATACTTGCGCTTCCAGAAGATATGACCCCTTTGTCGCTTGGCTTTAGTGCTGGTGTCTTTTTTACTGTGGGGCTGTTGTCTAGTGATGAGCCAATCATGTTTTCATCTTGTGATGCATCTTCTTTAATTAAAGCAGAATTAATGTTATTTTCTGCAGCTACCGATTCTGTTTTTGTTTTCCCTGCCATTTTAAAAAACCTCCAGAAATAATTATAACAGATAACAGAAGAGGGCGGAGGCAAAAGCCACCGCCCTCCTCTAGGGTTAACTATAGATTAGCTATCCGCAGCTGCGTCTGCAAATGCGATAGCGTCCTCTTCTTCCCACTGAATGCCAAAGCGGACGAATACGGTGTATTCAATGGTGTCCTTCTTTGGAACATATTCGCGGTTTACGGTGATGTCACGCTGGAATCCCCAGATGCGATTCTGTGGGAACGTGAGGTCAACGTAGCCTGCTGGGAAGTATGGAACCTCCATGACGTCAATGCCTAGGACACGAGTGGTGCGAGCACCACCAAATGTCTGGCCTTCTCCGTCTAGGTAAGACTGGGTGTTACCCTGAGTATTACCATTCTTTCCAAGAGCTTCAGCAATTGCATCCGATAGTGTACCGTTATTAGCAACGATTCCCTGGAACGCATCGGTTCCAGCATAGAACTTAAGATTACTCTTAAGTGCACGGTACTTGCGAGGAAGCGAGAGAATAATTCCCTGCATTACCTCTGGTGTCCATGCATCCTCGGTAACGGTAACAACAGACTCGTGAGCGTCACCGTTGGTTCTGACTCGTGGGACAAAACCTTCCATAATGCTTAAGAATCCGCCGTCACTGACAGAACCAGTACCGTTAATAGCAAGGTCCTCGATGTCATTTGCAAATGCGTTTGTCATTAGTCGAACCAAGTGGTCCTCAAGGGCTGCACCCTCGACGTTATCTTCGAGAGCCTCAGCTGAGACCTCCCAGTCCAAACGGATCTTTTTAGTCGTTAGCTCTACCTTGGTAAAGGTAGCGCCAGCGTTAGTATAAGTAGAATCGCCCTGGTTTGCTGCACGAATTACGCGCTCACCAACGTTGACCTTCTCGAGCTCCATAGTGTTCGCTCGCATAGTCACACGACGACCATCCTTGGCGAGAACAGTTGCGTCCCAGACATAGTCAATGAAACGACGTGCTTGCTCTGGACGTAGAATACCGCTGCCTGCATCACCCGAAGGATTGACGGCATTGGGACCACTAGAAACACCAAATTGGGCAGTTGGAATATTACCAAGTGTGTTTCCACCTGGATCAGTTACTCCACCAATACCCCCAGACGCAAATGCACCTTCGCCATTAACTTCGTTGGCTCCTGCTCCTGGATAGTTCTTTTTAATATCTTCCGACATATTGTCACCTCCTAAGTGATTGTTACAGTTTAGAATCGGTAGTTTTGAGGAAACGCCCGCCCCATAGGGTTTTTTCAACCTTCTGTGGTTGATACTGCACGATCTCGCCTAGATCGCCAGATTTACGAAAAGCTGTTTCGGCCTCAACGGCCTCCATCCTCTTTCCGAATTGAACAAAATCGGTCTCAGCATCTTCAATTTTTGAGGATACGTGGCTAACCGACTTCTTTAGTTCTGCAATTTCACCATTAAGTGATTTGACAATTGCAGAAAGATCGCTAAAGGCTGATGCAATTCCGTCTTTTAGCTCGACTAGGGCTGCGGTTGCATCATATGATTTAGATACTTCGTCAGGGTCTTCAGACTTTTCAGACTTCATTTCTTCGTCTTCCATCTCTTCTTCACCATCTACCATCTTTTCCTTTTTTTCCTTGTCCATCATGTATTCAGATTTCTCTGAATCTACATCTTCGGACTTGGCAACATCGGAATCAACAGCTGTATCTACCTCTGGAGCGACCTCATCTGATTTTTGAACAGTCTCAGCTACGATGTCTTCGACAGTAGCTTCTGTGTTTTCTTCAGTCATAGGACTTACCTCCTTGTTAATCTCAGTGTTAATGCCTTTAGCACTATCAACTAAGAATTTTATCATTTCTATTTTTTCATTATCCGTTTTTTCAACGAAACCTATGTTTTCCATCTGGGTTCCATTTACTGGACTGGACTCAGAGTCGTTCTCCGATAGCAGGACAATGCCAGAATCTTTATCCCAGAATACGTTTTCAAGAATGGTATCTGAGCCCTCTCCTTTTACGAAAAGCTCTCCTGCCTCATTCTTTTCAATAGACATTATGTTAGCAAACTGATTTGCTGGATTGTCGACCAAGGATAGCTCCACAAGGTCATACTCTTTAATAATCCTGATTTTCTTGTCTAGATTATCATCGTAGGCGTCATCCCACTTATTCATCTTTCCACCGATGGAAAAACCAGAAAGGGTGCCATCTAGGACCTT